GGGTGTTGCTCCCGATCTCCCCGCCAGTCGTTTAGAGAGGACGAAATGCCAAGTATTATCACAGCTGCACAGTTGAGAACGGTGCTTGGTGTTTCGTCTGCTCTTTACAACGATGCTTATCTTGACGACATTATTGATACATCTGAGGCTGTTATCTTGCCTCTGCTTACAACTTTTGCAGCACCAATTGAAAAGGTTTCGCTGACTGATAATGTCGCAACCTTTACGACAGTAGGAATCCATGAGTTTACCGAAGGACAATCAGTTGTCATCGCAGGATGCGGATCTCCATTTAACGGCACTCGAACAGTCAATGCTGATGTCGATGCGTACACATTTACAGCAGACATCACTAATGCCGATGTTATCGAGCGAAATGTCATTCCTAGCGGATCCGCAACACTTACAGGCGCTTCAACGTATGTTGGAGTTGCAGCGGTTGAATCCGCCATCATTGTAGTTTCAGTTGAAGTATTCCAATCTCGTACCGCTCCTGGTGGACAGATTGAAGGCGTAGATTTTGCACCAAGTCCATACCGCATGGGACGCAGCTTGTTTAATCGCGTAGTCGGTTTACTTGGACCATACATCGATGTTGAGACGATGGCTCAGTAATGCCGAGCACTATCCTTTCAGCAGTTCGTACTCCTCTTGCTACCGCACTATCGGGCGTTGCTGCAAACGTATTTAGTTACGTTCCAGAGCAGATCCCAGCACCTGCGGTTGTTGTCGTTCCGGATTCTCCATACATGGAGTTTGAGACAATTGGCAAGAGCACCTTTCGATGCAAATTGAATTACACAATTACTTGCTGCGTTGCTTATAACAGCAACCCTGCATCACTTGATAACATAGAACAACTCATCACAAGCGTTGTGGCGGTTATACCGGCTGGATACGATCTCCAGGTAGTAGACCGACCAACAGTCACACAAGTAGGCGCTAGTAACTTGCTAGTCGCGGACATACGCGTATCCACCTGGTATACGCAGACAGCATAAGGAGAACCAATAATGCCAACAACAGTCATTACGGGTCGCGACCTCGTTCTAACCATCGCAACAGTTAATTACGATGCTCAGACAACTAGCGTGACTCTCGTGAACAGCCCAACTATCGATGTTTTTCAGACCTTGGACGGCAAGGCTTACAAACACGTCGATGACCAGTGGACTCTGAACATCGAGTTACTTGCTGACTGGGGTGCAACATCATCACTATTCGAAGCAATGTGGGGTGCAGCTGATGCAAATCCAAACACCACACTTGCAGTATCTCTAACAGCAGTTACAGGCGCAGTATTTACTTGCAACGTTTTGCCAGTATTTCCAACAGTCGGTGGCGGTGCTCCAGGAGCACAGACCGATACTTGGGCGCTAACAGTAGTTGGAACACCAGCAGACACATTCAGTTAAAATCTAACAACGGGAGCAAAGATGAAACTACCAATAACAATTACATACAACTCAGGCGACTCAGCAACTTATACTGCACAGCCTCCTGAGTGGGCGAAGTGGGAACGTGAGACATCAAAGACTATTTCTCAGGCTAATGAAAAGATTGGCATTTGGGATTTGTTGTTTTTGGCTTATCATGCTTACAAGCGAGAAAATGCTGGCAAGCCTGTTAAGTCTTACGAAATCTGGTCTGAAACCGTTGCTGACGTAACAGTCGGAGACGATACCCCAAAAGCCACCAACCAGGAAGCATAAGGCGGATCCTCGTCAATCTAGCAATAGAGACGGGGATACCGATGCAATACTGGGAGGACGCAGACGACATTTTAACGGCGATAGAAATACTGAAGGAGCGATCGGATGGCAGATGAAGTCAAGATCGCTTATGACAAATCAGATCTACGCGGTATTACCAGGGCTTTCAAGGGTATGTCCGAGGAAGCCGTTGAAGCTGCTAAAAAGGAAAGTTCTGCTCTTGCTGAGTATGCTTCTCAACAAATTAAGATCGCAGCAGCGACTCGTACGGTTTCAGGCACTGCTGCTCGCCGTATTGCTGATGGAGTTAAGGTAAGCAAGACTTCCAAGATTGGTGAGTTCAGTTACGGCTTTGCTCGTCAGAAGTTTAGCGGTGGCGGTTCAACTCTTGACCTACTTTACGGTATGGAGTTTGGATCTAATAGATTTAAGCAGTTCCCAAGGCGTACGCCTAATAAGGGCAGAGGTAACTCAGGTTACTTTATCTACCCAACATTGCGACAGATTCAACCGGATCTAGTTCGTAAGTGGGAGGAAGCATTTAGCACGATTCTGAAGGAGTGGGATTAATGGCAGGTAATAGAACCCTTAAACTCTCGATTCTTGCTGACGTAGATGATCTTAATAAAAAGTTAAAAGCAGCCAATGGCGATGTCGAGGAATCTGCTGGTAAGTTAGAAAAGTTTGGCAAAGTTGCTGGGGCTGCCTTTGCTGCTGCTGCAACCGCAGCTGCTGCTTATGCAATCAAGATTGGCGTTGATGGCGTTAAGGCTGCAATCGCTGATGAACAAAGCCAAATTAAATTAGCCTCAGCATTGGAGAATGCAACTGGTGCTACTAAAGCCCAAATTGCTGCTACTGAGGATTCCATTGATAAGATGGCTCGTGCTACTGGTGTAGCAGATGACAAGTTACGTCCAGCACTTTCACGCCTTGCTCTTTCAACAGGCGATGTATCTAAAGCCCAAGATTTACTTTCACTTGCTCTTGACATTTCGACTCAGACAGGTAAGCCACTTGAAGGCGTAGCCAATGCTTTAGGCAAGGCTTACGACGGCAATACCGCAGCCCTTGGCAAATTAGGTATTGGCTTATCTAGTGCTGAATTAAAGGCAATGTCATTTACTGATGTCCAAACCAAGTTAAGTGATCTATTTGGTGGAGCAGCTGCAAAGAATGCTGCAACTTTCCAAGGTCGAATGGATCGGCTAAAGGTAGCCTTTGATGAAGGCGTAGAAGCAATTGGCGTTAAGTTGCTTCCAATCATTGAAACTCTTATTCAGATTATTATTGAAAAGGTTGTACCTGGCTTTGAGAAGTTTGCCAAACTCTTTGACCCAATCCGCAAGGCAATTGACGATAATAAGGAATCATTCCAGGCTCTAGGTAATTTCATTGTTGATTACATCGTGCCTGTATTTACTGTTGCTCTTGGTGGAGCAATCTCGTTTGTGGCAAAGATCGCCGGTGGTGTAATTGACATTGTAGGCGGTGTCATTAACGTCATTCGTAACTTGGTATCTGGTGCTATTGATGGAATCAATGCTCTTATCAAGGCATACAATGCAATCCCATTATTGCCTAACATACCGACAATTTCTAAGCCTTCCTTTACTACACCAACAACGTCAGCGCCAAAGGTTTCAACTCCAACCTACACAGCACCAACCATTTCTAGCACCGGAAGCGCTGAAACAACTGGTACCACTTCTGGTACCACTTCAGTAGCAGCAGCTGCATCTAGCGCTGCAATCGCATCAACGGCTATTGGATCATTCAACGCTGGATCTTTCCGTTTGGCTGAGTCTGCATCTATGGCACCCGTTTACAACATCAACGTAACTGGAGCCTTGGACAAGGAAGGCGTTGCCCGTCAGATCGTCGAGATTCTGAATGACTCCTCTTATCGTGGTACCGGTGGTGCCGGAGCATTGCAGGCTATCTAATGAGCCAATGGACTCCAGAATGGCAAGTAAGCATTAATGGTGGTGGCGACTACACCAATCTAACTCTTGCTAACATGACGATCACTTCAGGTCGTCAAGACATTTATTCTCAACCTTATGCTGGTTACTGCAATGTTGAAATTATCAATCTTGACCAGTCACCAATTGTTATTGACATCAATGATCAAATTATTATCAAGGTCAAAGACTCATCTGGCACATTTGTAAACCTATTCGGTGGCTATGTCACAGACATCGACGTAGAGGTCACTCAAGCCTCATCTACGGCTATTTCAGAACGCATCAAGGTAATTGCCTTGGGTGCCTTGTCTAAACTGCCTAAAACCCTCACAACGGGCGTTTTAAGCAAAGACTTTGACGGTAATCAGATTTACACAATTTTAAGTGATGCTTTGTTTAATACTTGGAATGAAGTTCCGGCAGCTACTCAATGGAACACTTACAATGCCACCACAACTTGGGCAAATGCTGAAAACTCTGGGCTTGGTGAAATTGACCAACCAGGTGATTATGAACTTACTGCCCGATCATCTAGCACAACTGACATTTATAGCCTTGTTTCTGCCTTGGCTACTTCTGGACTCGGATACCTTTTTGAGGACGCACAGGGTCGGATAAATTATGCAGATTCGACACACCGCAATTCTTATTTGGCTACTAATGGTTATGTGGATCTAACTGGCAATCATGCTCTCGCTCGTGGCGTTCGCACCACCAAACGCTCAGGAGATGTTCGCAATAACGTCACAATTACCTACAAGGCAAATGCCCAAGTAAGTGCTTCCAATGCAGATTCTATTGCTTCTTATGGACAACAGGCTTACGAAATCACAACATCGCTTGAAAACGGCGCAGATGCTACAACTCAGGCTAACTTTTATTTAGGACTTAGGGCTTTCCCAGAGGCACAATTTAAGTCAATCACTTTTCCAATTAGCAATGGTGAAATTGACGATACTGACCGAGATGCCTTGCTAAACGTATTTATGGGTATGCCCGTAAACATTACTGATTTACCAGCAAACATTACTAATGGGCAATTTCAAGGCTTTGTCGAGGGATGGACTTTTAGTGCTGGTTATAACTCGCTTTACTTGACTTTAACGGTTTCGCCTACTGCCTACTCAATTCAGTCCACACGCTGGAATGGAGTCTCAGGAGCCGAGACATGGAACACATTAAGCCCAACCCTAGAGTGGATTGACGCTACAATAGTAGCCTGATAAAGGAGAAACATGGCAACAACAACTAACTTCGGGTGGGAAACTCCCGACGATACCGATCTCGTTAAGGATGGCGCAGCTGCTATTCGTACAGCACTAGGTGGTGTCGATACATCCTTTGTCGACCTTAAGGGTGGAACAACCGGTCAAGTATTGGCTAAAGCATCAAACACCGATCTTGATTTTGTGTGGTCTGCCGATGCTGCTGGTATGACTAATCCAATGACAACAACAGGCGATACAATCTACTCATCAAGTGGATCTACTCCTGCGCGATTAGGTATTGGAACAACCGGTCAAGTATTAACAGTTTCAGGCGGTTTGCCTTCTTGGGCTTCACCAACTGCTGCAACTCCAAGTTATACATTATTGAATGCTGGTGGAACCGCTTTAACTGGAGCAGCAACAATTACAGTAAACATTACAGCATACAATTTCTTGCTTGTTGTAGTCGCTGGCGCTTCTAGCGCTAATGCTTCATCTCGCTTCACATTTAGATTTAATGGCGATACAGCATCTAATTATCAAACTATTGGTATTGGATTGTCTGGAGCATCTACAGTAGCAATTAAAAATGCTGGATTAAAGTCTGAATTAGATTTTGCTCGTATGGGTGATAACGCTGCTAATACAGCAGATGGAATTATGCACGTTTTTGGTGGTAAAGGTACTGGATTTAAGCCAGTTGCAATTAGTGGCGCTGGAGACGGATCGACTAACAACGATTCGCAAACTCTTAATGGCTATTACAAGGGTACTTCAACCATTACATCAGTAAGTATTCTTTCATCATCTGGTAACTTTGACGCTGGAACAATCTACATTTACGGAGCAAACTAATGACATTAATCGAAAAAATCGTTGAACTTGATGGAACTGTGATTGAGAAGCCATACTCTAAAGAACAACTTGCTGAAGTAGAAAATGCCAAAAAAGAGATTGAAACCGAGGCAAAGGAACTAGCAGCCAAAGCAACGGCAAAAGCTGCTTTGCTTGAAAAGTTAGGTCTTACCGAGGACGAAGCGAAATTGCTCCTTGGATGAAACCAAAACTATCTAAGTCGGTTGTTCAATTAAGAGAACAGGCAGACGATGCTTATCCTGACCGAAAGCGTGACTCTGACGGCACAGTCGGAGACTTACGGCACTCAGCCCGAAAGAGCGATCATAACCCTGACCCTGATTCAGGGATTGTCCGCGCTCTCGATCTCGATGCTGATTTCAACCGACAAGCCTCTACAGCTGCTTACATTGCCGACCAGATACGAATTGCAGCCCGAACAGATAAACGCATTGCTTATGTCATCTATGATCGCAAGATTGCAAGCGCTAGAAGCCTCTGGCGCTGGCGCAAATACAAAGGAATCAACCCACATACAAAGCACATCCACATCAGTTTTACAAAGGCTGGCGACCAAGATCAAAAGTTTTTTAACATCCCGTTACTAGGAGGAAAAGCATGAACATCAAGAATCCTTACGTCCTGACACTAGGAGCATTCTTAGCTGCATGGGCAGGATCAGATTTCTCGTTAGATCACAGAGCAGTATTGTTTGCGATCTTGTCCGGTGTATTTGGTTACGCCACTCCTAAGAAAAAGTGACGGCTAATGACTGGGCGGGATTGGTTCTCGCTGTTGCCTCAACGTTTGCTATTGTTGTTGGCGGTTTGCGTTATCTGGTTCGCGGTTGGTTGTGGACTCTTACGCCGAATGGTGGTTCATCTCTCGCAGACCGATTGGCAAGAATAGAGACACGCCAAGAGGCTATCTTGGAGTTATTGAAAAAGTAAGGGACACTTATCCACATGGCAAGAAAAGCAACTAAGGCGCTAGAGGATCAAGGCTACTCAAAACTGGATGCTTACTGCATTGGTTTGCATGAGTATTACAAATCTTTGCGCAAGGCTGGCTTTAACGAGGATCGCGCCCTTTACCTTTTATCGGTCGTAGATTCTTATCCTGGGTGGATCTTGCCAGACCCTATCGAGCCAGAGCGGTTTGGTGATTATGAGGATGACGACGACGAGGACTAATGACAGTAAAACGCATTGCTTGGATTTCAGACATTCAAGCACCGTTCTTTCATGAAGCAGCAGTCAAGAATCTAGGCAAGTTTTTAAGGGCTTACAAGCCTCATCAAACCATTTGTATCGGTGACGAAATTGACCTTCCACAACTAGGAGGCTTTGCTCAACCTTGGCAAGAAGTCGAGGGCAACATCGATGAGGATCGCAAACTAACTTTACAAATCCTGCAATACTTAGGCGTTACTGACGTAGTTGGCTCCAATCATGGAGCGCGTGTTTACAAGTCTTTATCTCGCAGATTACCGGCATTTATGAACCTGCCAGAGCTGCGCTATGACAAGTTTATGGGCTATGACAAGGCTGGCATTAAATACCATCCGCAAGGTTTTGACTTTGCTCCTGGTTGGCATACCTGCCATGGAGATGCATTCCCACTATCAAACAAGCCTGGTCAGACAGCCCTTAATGGCGCTATGCGTATGGGCAAGTCAGTTGTGTCGGGGCATACCCATAGATTGGGGCTCAGTGCCCATTCAGAAGCCTCTGGAGGGCGCTACGGGCGCATTGTATGGGGAGTTGAGGTAGGAAACCTTGTAGACCTTTCAAGCCCTGGTATGGGCTATACAAAAGGTTATGCCAACTGGCAGATGGGCTTTGTGGTAGGTACTTTGCATGGCAAGCGCTTCACGCCTGAACTCATTCCAATCGATCCCAAAGACGGATCATTCATTTATCAAGGCAAACGCTGGGGTTAAACCGTTATCAAACCGTTATCTAAAAACACGCGTTTTGGGTTGATTTAGTACTACCAGCGTGAGACCGTAATCCTGTTGGCAACAAAGCCGACAAGAACGGGAGCAAAAAATGGAGTTTACAAAAATCAGAGGCGGAATGTACGAGAGTGCAGAATGCTGGATTACAGATGTTTGGTTTATGCACGAAGGTGATGCAGATGCGATTGCATCTTATGGTAAAACAGGCTGGGCTTATGGATCTCATGGGCAGCTATGGGGTGTTGCAAAAACACTTAAAGAGGCGAAAGAAATCTGCGCCTCAAGTATGGCGGTGGCATAATGTCATTTGAGATGCCAATTATTATTTTATTATTAGTTGCCAATGTTTTATGGTTCATCGTTGGTTGGGGCAAGGGCTTTACGGAGGGCAAGCGAGAAGGCTTGGCGATTGGCAAAAACAGTCAGCGCGTGAGTGTTAATGCGCGCTAATGACATCCTTACTGAAGCCCAAGACCTCATCGCAGACCGCGGTAAAGATTACGGCTTGGCAGCTCTCAATCACCTTCGAATTGCCAAACTCTGGTCAGCCTATCTTGAACGTAACATCGAGCCTCACGAAGTCGCAATCTGCA